ACGTTACTCCATTAAGTCTTGGTATCGAAACACTAGGTGGTGTTATGACTAAGATGATTAAAAAGAACACTACAATCCCAACTAAGTTTAGCCAAACTTACAGTACAGCAGATGACAATCAACCAGCTGTTACAATTAAAGTTTATCAAGGTGAACGTGAGATGGTTACAGGCAATAAATTGCTAGGTGACTTTTCATTAGAAGGCATTGAGCCAGCACCAAGAGGCGCACCACAGATTGAAGTAACATTCGATATTGACGCTAATGGTATCTTAGATGTTAAAGCTAAGGATCAAAAGACTGGTAAAGAAAAAATGATTACAATCAAAGCAAGCAGTGGCTTATCAGAAGAAGAAGTTGAACGCATGGTAAAAGATGCAGAACTCAATGCAGAGGCTGATAAGAAAATGGTTGAGTTGATTCAGGCACGTAACAGTGCAGAGGGCACACTATTCGGCTTTAAGAAAGACTTTGAGTTGTATAGTGACAAAGTGTCCGAGGAAGAAAAGACCAAGGCATCAGATGCTATCAAGGCTGTGGAAGACGCAATACAAGGCGATGACCCAGTAGTGATACAAGAAAGCATACCAAAATTGTATGAAGCAATTGGTCCTATTACAAAAGTCAAGCATGAAGAGGAAGAAAAGGCTAAAAAAGCTAATGAACCCAAATCAGATGACAACGTAGTAGATGTTGAACCCGTCGAACCAGCAGAAGCGGTTTAACATTTCCAAATAAAAAAATAAAGGTTGCATTATATTCATGAGTAGTGTATAATGTAATCTTACATTCCGCAGTAGCTCAGTCGGTAGAGTAGTTGACTGTTAATCAATTGGTCGGTGGTTCGAGCCCACCCTGTGGAGCCAAACATTTTATGGAGTACGTATGTTAGTTAGTGAGAATGCAGGTTATAAATTAATGTGTGAGACACGCAAATTAGATATACCTCAAGGTAGTAACTATGTGCGTATCTATACATTATACGATTGGGCTAAGAACCCGTCAGCAGAACAAAACAAACTTGAACTAATTCTTACCGATGATGAATTAGTAGAGTTTAGAAAAGCATTGACAATTTAAGGAATATAATGTCAGCATACAATACAAGTAACGATCCGATGAGACACCACAGTGGTAAACCTAGACTAGGTCCATTGAACGTAAAGCAATTAGAAGAAATGTTAAAAACAGCACGACCAAAGAATAAAGTAAAAATTCAACGTGCATTGGATAGCAGAAAGAATACACAACAAGTAGCAAAAGTTACTGAATAACAATACGCCCTCTTAGCTCATTTGGTAGAGCAACGGTTTTGTAATCCGTAGGTGGTCAGTTCGAATCCGACAGAGGGCACCAAGATACAAATATGTTTACAAAATTAAATATTAATCATAGTTTTTCTATACAAGAGGAAAGAGAACTCAAATACCAATTTGGAAAAGTAATTGATGGTGTTTGGTATGGTAATTCATACTATGCGGCAGAACCAAAAATTGAAAGTGAATTAAAAAATAAAATTCCTGAAAAATATAGAGACTTATTTGAGGTAACGTTGATGATAATTACATCACCTTATATTCCACCTCATATTGATAACAATATTAAACTGAGTGTAAATTTTTATATGGAGACAGGAGATGCAGTTACATATTTTCATAAAATAAAAGATAATGTAATACCAAATATTGAAATACTCCCAGAGCAAACAACAACTGGTAAATTATTTTCGCCAAACGATTTAGAAATTGTTGGTCAATTTAAAGCAAATAAAGGTGATGTTTATATATTGGGTGTAAGTGAAATACATAGTGTTCAGTCAGATACAGGTTCATATAGAGAAGCCTATTGTTTGCAGAGTCATGTGTTTACATACGAACAGATGTTAGATATATTAGCAGAAGGAGGAATCCTTCCGGTAAAATAATGCGGGATTAGTTTAATGGTCAAACGAAACCTTGCCAAGGTTTAGTTAGGAGTTCGATTCTCCTATCCCGCTCCAATTAACTTAAGGAAAATAAAATGAGTGTAAGAGCAAGCCATATTTTAGTAGCTGATTCAGCTAAAGCACACGAATTGCGTCAGCAAATTGTTGAGGGTGCAGACTTTGCAAGTGTAGCACAAGAAAACAGTTCATGCCCAAGCGGTCGTAACGGCGGAGACTTAGGTGTCTTTGGTCGTGGTCAAATGGTAAAACCATTTGAAGATGCTACATTTGATACAGCAGTAGGGTCATTGAGCGATGTAGTTGAAACACAATTCGGCTTTCACATAATTAAACGCACAGCATAATTAATGCCCCTGTAGTTTAATGGTTAAAACGGCGGATTTATATCCCGTAAGCAACAGATAATTGGTTCATGTGAGTTCGACTCTCGCCAGGGGTACCAAACAGTTTGACAACAAAAAAAAGTTAGTATATAATGTTTGAATGTTGCGCTGATAGCTCAGTTGGTTAGAGCAGAGGACTCATAATCCTTTGGTCGTAGGTTCGAGTCCTACTCGGCGTACCAAGAATTTATGCGGGGTTAGTTTAATGGTAAAACAGCAGATTTCCAATCTTCGGTCGAGAGTTCGATTCTCTCACTCCGCTCCATAATGTTTGACAGTGTAATATATCTATGTTACACTACTGTTCTTTAACAAGTTTTGCCCGTAAGGGCGTTATATTATAGCGTACTTTTGTCATATGTGCGGGACACAGCCTGCCCAGTTGAAACTATTTAATATTATGAGAGAAGTGCTATACTGTAGTAACAATACTAGTTGTACTACGTTTTGGTATACTACAAGGTTACAGCGTGTGACAAGCGCTGGGAGTATGCTATAATATGATTTGCGACTGTGGTGGAATAGGTAGACACAACAGACTTAAAATCTGTCGCCCACAAGCGTACCGGTTCGATTCCGGTCAGTCGTACCATTTAACTAAATAATAATATGAGATTCAATATACACATCAACGACAAATTCTATAAGGTAATTGATTTAGGAAACAAAACAAAATACAACCCTAAAGAGATTACCGATATGTTACAGCGAGACAAAGACAACGGTCTACTTAAAGATTTTAATGTAGATGAACGTTTTGCTATTCATGTTCAAAAAGTAGATTAAAATTTGCCTGGATAGCTCAGGGGTAGAGCGCCTGCTTTACACGCAGGATGTCCGCGGTTCGAAACCGTGTCCAGGTACCAAACATAGGAAAAAAATGACTGATAAAAAAATTGACCCAATTGAAAATCGTTTTGATTTAATTCTAGCCGCTAGTGCCAGAGTACGTGAGTTAAAAAGAGGTCATAGACCTAAGATTGCTACAAAAAATCGTGAATGTGTAACAGCAGTAAACGAATTTGAGCAAGGTCTAATTGGTAAAGAATATTTAAAACGCATCAAATAAGGCTCGCTGGTGTAATGGCAGCATAGCGGTCTCCAAAACCGTTGGTCGGGGTTCGAGTCCCTGGTGGGTCGCCAATCACAAGTTATTGAATTCAGGTCCTGCTAAAATAAAGGGCTTGTCTTCTACAATGAATTCTTCAATAAATTCACGTTTCACAGATTGAAATGTTGGATCAAGAACAAATATACTGGTAGGTAATACTCCAGACAATTTAGGATCGTACGGATCTTTACTGAATATTTCGTAGAAAATTTCTACTGTTTGTCGGTGTTCAAATGGTATCATATTATTATTTTTATGTGATATCATGTATTTATAAATATATAGCGGGGTACGTCAGCGGTAGACTACCGGGCTCATAACCCGAAGGACGGAGGTTCGATTCCTTCCCCCGCAACCAATTAACTGAAAAATATGCCTTATATTAAAGAAGTCTTTGATGTAACTACATTTGAGCAAGCCAAGCATGTAGTACTAACAAGCGATCCAGATAATCCTAAGAAGTTTGAAAACGAAACTAACTTTTTAGTAGATGAAATTCAAAAGCAAAACATAATCACAATGGATAGTACTGTACTAGACTTTGGTTGTGGCATGGGTCGTGTTAGTAAGAAACTTATTGACACTTTTGATTGTGATATAATTGGTGTAGACATAAGCAAAACTATGTTGACCTTTGCTAACATATACATTAGTAAACCAAAGAAGTTTAAACCTACAAATTCATATAACGTTCCGGATTCAATAGATATAGCAATCAGTACGTTTGTATTGCAACATGTACAAGATCCAAAAGCAGAAATTGAATTACTATACAGCAATCTTAAAGTAGGTGGTTATCTTGTATTAGTTAATGAAGATAAACGTTATGTCCCTAGTGATGTAGACAGCAATCGCTATGTTGTTTGGAACGATGATGGCTTTGATATCTTTGATGAATTGAATAAGAAATTCTCATTAGTAAACACTGTTAGATATATGGACAGCAAAGCAGACATTATGTTTTATAAAAAATGACACCTGATACTTCATTAGCTAGTTATATCAAGGATAAAGGTGACAATGATTTATTCTATGCTGAGAAAGAGCATTATACATTGTTGTCAATGGTGTCTAAAGAATACAACAACACAATACTATATGACATTGGTTCATATAAAGGTCTAAGTGCGATAGCACTGTCAAGTAATCAAACCAATTTGATAATCAGTTATGATATTGAATATCTATTGAAGGTTGATAGACCAAAGAACGTAGAGTTTCGCATTGGAGACTTCTACAACGACAAAGAATTACTACGTAGCCCATTAATCATGTTTGATATTGATCCGCATGATGGATTACAAGAAAAGAAATTTGTAGGTTACTTAAGTAGTAACAACTACAAAGGTACTGTTATTTTTGATGACATACATTTAAACGATGGAATGAAAGACTTCTGGAGTTCTATCACACAACAAAAACAAGACTACACTAACCTCGGACATTGGTCGGGTACTGGTGTAGTACATTTCACTTAATTAATAGTTTGCCCAAAAGTCATTGACAGCAAACACAAATTCATGTACAATACACGTATTGAATGATTAATTTTTAGGATCGGTACAGCAATCATAATAATACTATGGATTGCTAAAGCAATTGAGTATAGCTGGAGCACAGAGGTACGCCCGAGGGCCTTGAAGGTTATACTTGAAGATTGTCTTTAGATAGAGGAGTTTCGATAAGTCTCCTCGATAAAAACAAAAAGTAGACAACGATCCTGCTTTCATTCATTATGGGATGTGTTCAGCATAACCAAACAACTTAACTTACTGCTATTGAAGTTGGTCGTAGGACAGTAGAAATACTCTTAGTTTACTAAGCGGCGATGGAATAGTTGACAGATTGGAAAGACATTCTATGTTTCTAGTGACAGACACAAGTACTAGATAGTCAACATGAATTGTTGATATGGACCGAGTGACATAATTGGTCAGTCCAGAAAAATAAACTAACTGTCACGAACATCCCGTTTACCTAAAACACATTTACATTATATCAAAACAGTGATATAATTCTTTTTTAGGATGCTTTCAGCAACTTTAAAATTTCAACCATAATGAAACCAAAAGCGCATCCTGTTGCATAACACACACAAGGAAGGAGTACACTATGTCAACATTTGTAGAAGCAGTAGCAAACCAAGAAGCCCGTACCACTAATGGCATGAAGGCACGTAAGTCAACCGCAAATGCTTGCGTTGATTTGTTCTATAACATCGGTGCAAGCCGAGGCAAGAACATCATACCCGCATTCACTGCGGCTTATGTTGAAAATCCTGACTTGGCATTACGTATTGTCCAATGGGCACGTGATGCACGTGGTGGATCCGGCGAACGTGAATTGTTTCGTCAAGTACTAATTCACTTGGAACTAACTAACCCAGAAGATGCTAGCCGTCTATTGGTTAAGATTCCTGAATTGGGTCGTTACGATGACTTGCTTGTGTTTAAGACTAAGACTCTTAAGGAACAAGCATACACTATGTTGGGTGATGCATTGCGGGCACGTAATGGATTGGCTGCAAAGTGGACTCCACGCAAGGGTGATGTTGCACGTGAAATCCGTGAATTCTTTGGCATGAGTCCAAAGCAATATCGTAAGAGCCTTGTTGCACTAACCAATGTTGTTGAAACACAAATGTGTGCAAACGATTGGGATAACATCAACTACAACCATGTTCCTTCAGTGGCACATGCACGTTACAAGAAGGCATTTGGTCGTCATGGTACAACCTATGCAGAATATGTAACTAAGTTGGTTAAGGGCGAAGATGGTGCCAAGATAAACGCTGGTGCAGTGTTCCCTTACGATGTACTGAAGGGTGCTATCCAAGACTACAGTCGCAAGGTTATGACCAAGACTGAATTGGACGCAATGCAAGCCCAATGGGATGCATTACCAAACTATATAGGTGACGCTAACGTGTTGCCAATGGTTGACAGTTCAGGTTCTATGACTTGTAGTGCTGGTGGTTATGGTAGCAAGAGTACTTTGTCTTGTTTGGATGTTGCAATCTCATTGGGATTGTACTTTGCAGACAAGAACACTGGTAAGTTCAAGGACACGTTCTTGACTTTCAGTCGTACTCCAAAGCTGGTTACTCTAAAGGGTAACATCAATCAAAAGATTGACCAAATGAACACTGGTGAAGTCGCTAACACCGACTTGAACAAGGCATTTGATTTGGTACTTAAGACTGCGGTAGATAACAATGTCCCTCAAGCAGAAATGCCAGGTACAATCGTTATCTTCAGTGACATGCAATTTGATGCAGGTGTTCATCACGATGACTCTGCAATCGAAATGATAGCACGTAAGTACGAAGTTGCAGGTTACGAACTACCTAAGGTAGTATTCTGGAACTTGAATGCCGCATACGGTAACGCACCAGTTAAGTTTAACAAGGCAGGTGTTGCGCTAGTCTCAGGATTTAGCCCAGCAATTGCTCAAAGCATTCTATCTGGTAACATGGATGACTTCTCACCGGAAGCAATCATGTTGAAGACCGTTATGAAGGATCGCTACGACCTAGCGTAAGCTAAATAGTAGTAACACAGATGCTTTAGGGCATCTGTTTTATATAAGTATACTGTATCAGTACCCTGCCCGATAAGACAGGCTCTACTAAGCGAAAGAGATACTAGTGTGCTTATATAAGATTTCGGAGTGTAGCGCAGCCTGGTAGCGCACCTGGTTTGGGACCAGGGGGTCCAAAGTTCGAATCTTTGTACTCCGACCAATTTTACAATATTATGATAGAATACGTTATTACATTTTTTGCACTATTCTTTACGGATGTGTTCTATACATATTATCTACGTGCAATACAGAACAACAAAGCCTTACCGGCTAGTATTTGGGCTGTTGTTGTATTCTTTATTGCCAGTATCGCAGTTATTAATTACACTACGGATCACTGGCTGCTTATTCCTGCATGTTTAGGTGCATTTTGCGGGACATTCGTTGGGATGAAAATTAGAAAGTAAAGTACTAATTGACATAAATCCCAGAGTATAGTATAATCATACAAACAAAACAATAGGGAGTTATTATGCCAAGTGTATTTTTAGTTAGTGACACACACTTCGGTCATGCTGGAGTGTGTAGATTCACAGAAAGTGACGGAGTGACAAAGATTCGCCCGTGGACTGATCCTGATGAGATGGATGAGGAAATGGTCAAGCGTTGGAACGAGACCGTCAAGCCCACTGATAAAGTTTATCACTTGGGTGATGTAGTCATCAACCGCAAAGCGTTGAGCATTATGCATCGGTTGAACGGTGACAAGGTATTGATTCGTGGTAATCATGACATTTTCCGTGACACTGAATATCGTGAACACTTCCGTGAATTGCGAGCCTATCATGTAATGAATGGTATGATTTTGAGTCATATCCCAGTACATGAAGAAAGTTTGGGTCGTTTTGGTGTCAACATCCATGGTCATTTGCACAGTAATCGTGTTAAAAAACCCCGTGGATATGATGTTAAAACTGGTACTATGTTGTACAGTAATGAAATCGATCCAAGATATCATTGCGTATGCGTAGAACAAACAGACTTTAGACCTATATTGTTTGAAGATGTTATCAAACGCATCAAAGATGAAGGCGGAGAAGTGGGTTTCAAGACAGGGAACGGTCCTACAATGTAACTAAGGGGGCAACTTTATAGCCCTCTTAGTTGCATAATATGTTAGTATATTGTATACTACTGTATTCGCAGTAAATACTATATGAAGAACATTATCCTAACAATATTCTTGCTGTTTAATACAGTAGCAATGGCTAACACCAATGTGCTATTATTGAATGTAACTGACAACTCTGTCATCCATGGTTCAATTGATAGCTCCAAAGTTAGTATTGCTAGTATCAGCAAATTAATGACTGTACACACTGTATTAAAAGCAAACCAAAATCTAAACGAAACATTGACTGTAAAATCAAAGTTACGTACTCATACAAGACTTGCCCGTGGAATGAAATTAACCAGACTTGACTTGATGAAATTATCACTAGTATACAGCGACAATCTAGCCGCCGTTACACTTAGTGAAAACTATCCAGGTGGACGTGAGGCATTCATGCGTCAAATGAATGTCAATGCTAAAGAACTCGGAATGACAAGCACATATTTCGGTGATCCAACTGGATTGGACAACGACAACAGTAGTACTATTAGTGATGTATCTATTCTTACGAGTGAGGTGTCTAAATATCAAACGGTACGTGATGCCGCAAAAACAGAAAAGCTAACAGTAACTGCAACTAAAGGAAAGAAAACTATTAAAATTAAAGTTAAACCTACCAGCAACTTTTTTGGTCATGATGGTATGCTTGCCATCAAAACTGGATTTACTAATGCGGCAGGATTCTGTGTTACAATGTTAATATACTCTAATGAAAAGGTATACAACTTAGTTGTGCTAGGCGCTCATACTAGCAAAGAACGTAAAAAAATTGTAGAAAAAACATTGAGTTCTATCAATGTGGCCGCAAAAGAGGATAAATACATTAAGCCGATGAAGCGTTCTCGCCATCGTCATTACGGTTAATTTAGAAAGTACAAATATGAGCAAAGTCAATGTGGTAGTAGAAGAAATAGAAGAAGAAGTTTACGAAGATTGGCAATATGAAAAAAGCAGTCAATTGGCTAGCGAATTCATTGAGAACACCTTAATGAAAGAGTTAGAGAAATTTGACTTTGAACATACCGATAAAGATTATGTAGAAGGTACTGCTACATTAGGTATGTTTTTAGAATTGATTCCACGAATCATTGATTTGGGCTATGACAGAGAAATGTTGTTGGCTCAAGTAGAAGAATATATCGAGGAAGCGGAGAACAGGACCTTTCATTGAAGGTCAAGTACTTTTATCAAAATAATAAAAGCATAGTGCATGAGGTAATGATTGATTCATTAGCTACTGCACTTAGCGAATTGATAGAACTCCCTGATACGATAGAAGTTTGTTTATACAAGCTTGATGAAAATGTCTACGGTGGCATAGACAAATACACACCTAACCGTTTAGGACTGAACAGTAACCTAACGTTAGAAGATATCCCTAAGATACTTGTACATGAACTGATACACGTACACCAGCGTCACACTGGTAAACTCGCCATTAAGAACAGTACCTACTACTGGCTCGGCATCCCCTATCACAATACAGAAACAGAAATATCCTACGAAGAATATCGTAACACACCTTGGGAAGTTGACGTAGAAAACCGTGTTGACAAACTGTTAACAGAAGTACTACAAAAATTAGTTTGACAATAAATCACATTGGGTATACAATTCATGTATCAATTCACTAAGGAGTTATTCATGTTTGAAAAAGAAACTGAACACAAATCTGCCGGCAAGTTTGCTTGGTTCGCTGAACGTGATGCACGTATGCGTAGTGCAGTAAATAGTTCTCTTTTTTCTGATAATCAAAAACTCAGGGCCGAACGAGTGAAATTGGCCCTTGAACTTGTTTATAATGCTGATAAATTCTATATTGAATTTCGCAAGAAATTTATTAGTGTTAAAGTACAAAACCCTAGGGTCAAAGATCGTAAGACATTGGACCTGCTTGAACAAGACTACAAGCACGAAGGTTACAAAAAAGTATTAACCGCTCAGGGTTTTACATACAGAATTGCTTAATAAAAATGAATACTATAGTATTCAGTTGTGTGTCAGGTGCTCTAGGACCAATTCTATCATTGGCCTTGAACTCTGACACACAATTAACGAAAATAAAAAGGTTGACGATAAATGGATTCGGGTATATAATACATTCATGAACTCGAAAACTACTCGCAAACGCAGAACAGACCGCAATCAAGTCATTTACTACATTCAAGATGTTGTAACACTTGAGTACTACATTGGTCTGACTGCTGTTTGCTACGCAGGTAATGTGCGTAAGACATTGACACGCCGTATGCAAAAACACATGCAACGTGCCTTGACTGAGAACAAAGATTGGGGTTTGTCATGTGCCTTGCGTGAACAAGGTGCAGAGCGATTTGTATTCGGTGTCGTGGAGATTGTGAGAGGCAAGCGTCCTGCTCATGCCCGCGAGACTGAATTGATTAACACATTGCAACCAGCATTGAACACATTCGGAGTAAGATAATGGACATAATGATTAAATCAACATCATACGGCGAAGTAGGTATTGACACGGAAGCGAGTCCTGGAAACGGTTCTTACTATGTTAAAATGTACGATGGTTCCTATGATGCTGTGGGTTTTGATACACTAGAGGAAGCATGGGCTGAGTTAGAGTTTGTGGCCTGCGGTATCGTTGATGCGGAGTATGAAGAATGAATAAACCACTTGATGACTTTGATGACATGCCGGAAATGACTGATGAAATAATGAATGAGTTTAAGGCAATAAAACCTGCTGACCTACATTTAGGTCCAGCAGAAGTAAAACCCCTTGGTAAAAATTCGTGGATAGATCAATATGGTCCTAAGCCCCCTGGACCCGGAATCATTGCACTGGATGCATTGATTGTATGTTTATTTTGTGCAACGGTTTGGTTTATTATCGATGCTTGGATATATGTTTTTAGTTGAGGAGACATTGAAGAATGAACTATGAATTTATTGGGTGGTGTAAAAAAGATAATCACGATAAAGTGTGGGGTGTAATCCTATTAGCCGAAGATGTTCTAGTAAATCCACCTTGGCCCTTTAAGACTAACAAGTATATAACTTTTTGGGGTCGTAGAGGACACAAACTACAAACTAAATTGTTTGATGGTTCACCATTTGAGGCTGGTGAAATATGTCGTAAGAAAGTGAACAAAGGTTATACAAGAGTAAACAAAGAACAATTGGATGTAGTCTATCCAGAGTTTCAGTCTGATTTGGAAAAAACAGCAATGTGGGCAATGTTAAAGTTATAGGAGAAAATATGCCTTGGATTCAAAATGTAGCACTGAGTGATATCATAAAAGGTAAACACTATGATCCAGGACCTAACAATGTGTTGATTCAGATTGTTGACTGTGGCATGGAGTTCCCTGAACCCAAATACAAATTCAATAATGTTCATCAATTTGAATTCTTAGACTTGGAAAAGAATGACGAGTGTATTGAACCTGAAATGAAAATCACCGATGAGCAAGCCAAGAGTTTGGTACTAATACTAAAGCAAGCATTGCTTAATCGTAGTAATGTAATTGTGCATTGTATCGCAGGTGTATGTCGTTCAGGTGCAGTAACAGAGGTTGGGATAATGATGGGCTTTGATGATACAGAAGATTATCGTAGTCCGAATTTGTTAGTGAAACATAAAATGATGGATGTGTTAGGATTGACGTATGATGAGAATGAACCTCATACTATCAATGGCGTAGCATTAGACAGTGGATTGATCGTACCTAAAAAATATAAAGGTGATGTATAATGGAAGTTATGTTGAGAGACCAGGTTGAAGTAGCAGATGAACTTTACACAGGTAAAGTAGTTGTTGCTGGTGCAGTTGCAGTAGTGTACAGCCCTGGCTTTGGTGCTGGATGGTATAGTTGGAATCGTCAGTATCCTGAACTAGTTTTTGATCCAGCAATAGTTCACATGGTAACAGCAGGAAAATTTGATGAACTTGAAACTTTTATGGTATTGAAATACCCTGATGTATATTTAGGCGGTCTGAAAGATTTAGAAGTTGAATGGGTTAAAGTAGGTAGAATGTTTAGAATCGCAGAATACGATGGTAATGAATCAATAGAATATAAAGATCAAGATGATGAATGGTTTCTAGCGTGAAGGAAAAGAATGTATAAGATAGAAGAAAAAGAATTTTTAACACTTGATTTGGCAATGGCACATGCTAAGGCATTGAATGTCTTTGTCACAATCAAAGGTGTTGAGTTTGAGATTTGTGGTAAGTTTGGGGTAGATAGTGTCAGTGATGGTGTGTGTCCTGACGGGGTAGCATACGATTGGAACAAGGCTAGCCGAATTGGTCGTGTTAAAAAGGAACGAGTATAATGGCAACCATATATCTAGATCCATACGCATACTTTGACGAGAAGTATGTGAGCGAGATTTTGGCATTGCACCCTGCTGAGTGTATATTTGAATTGGACGCACCTACAAAAATTGTGCAACGGTTGTCAGTTAAAACCAAACATGAGTGGATCGAGGGCTTGCGATACAAAGGAGACGATGAACAGCAACGCAAAAATCTGCAAGAATTTCGAGCCTGTTGGACGGCCAGCGAAATCTACTGCCCGCATGAGGGCATTGACAGACGAGCAGAGTTAGGAATTAAAAGTTTAGATTGGGAGACCGTATGAAATTCAGATTGTTGAAACAGCATTTTGATATGCCAGCAGGATCGGAGTGGTTTGATGTAGGTCCTGTTATGCCCCTACCTGGTTCAAGTGAATCCCGTCTTGTAACTGAAATAGAAGGAGACACCTCAGAGGGCTGTTTCAGAATTGTTCCTACGGATAAATTAGAATTAGTAAAAAGTACTACAACCCAAGGTTGACAATAAATGGCTTTGGGTATACAATAGAGGCTTCTGTAGTGAAAAGGAGCTTTTATGTCTTACGTTGTTTTCAAGCACAATAAAGAATACGGTCCTCGCAAGGGTCTTGAGGGTCCGTTTCACTATCCCAATGGTCAGGTTCTGTATTATGATCCTAAAGAAGGTGAGTACTACGATCCTCGCACCGACTTCTACGTTGACCGTGACGAGGTCGCCACTCTGCAAAATTCAATTTTTGAAGTACTCAAAAAGTAGTACTTTTTAGTTATACCCAAAGGTTGACAATAAATGTCTTTGGGTATATAATACTTGTATTGATTGATTAAAGGAGCTTACAGATGCGTACAAAAACAGTGATTGAAGGTTTCAAGAATTCACAAAAATTTCGTGTGATTTTCAAAGGTGATGGATCCGAAAACGAAATCGGTCTGTACATGACAATCAGCCAAATGACTGAAATGTTTGCTACCACTCTTGCACGTACACTGGTTTGGGAAGCATTGATTCAATTGTCTTACGAGCGCCGTTTGGCTGAGGCAACTCGCAATCCTGTCCCGACAGGTCTTGGTACTACAATTCGCAACAAGCAAATTCAATTAGATTTGGTTTAAGGAGTTAACATGAAATTAGAAACCGCTCTCAACGTGATTAACAAGGAAGCTAAGTTTTTGGGCTTGACCTCTTTTGCAATGATGCAATTTATTGCAAAGAATCCCTTGGCACAACCAAAAAAGACATTAGAAGCCTTTAAGGTTGTGAAAGAAAGTGTTATAAATACTTTTGAGTAAAAAGGTTAAATTATGGCGGCATCATCTCTATTGGAAGTATCAGAATTAAATGCAAATGCCCTATGGCTTAGAAACCGGTCAAACCCCGTAACAGCACTTAAAACCTGTTACAATAAAATCAAAAGTTGTTGTAATTTAAATATTCGCCGTAAAGAGCGTGGTATTACCTTAGAAGTAACATTTGAGCAGTGTTTGGAGCTGTATAATAAACAAAATGGTAGGTGTGCTATATCCGGAAGAGTGCTGGTTGGTAATGCCGGTCATGTAGATAAAATTTCAATTGACAGAATTGATTCAAAGTTACCATACAGTATTGATAACATTCAATTAGTTACAGTTCAAATAAATCGAGGTAAAAGTGACTTCCAACCAGAGGATTTTATTGCAATGTGTGCATCAGTTACAGAATTTCAAAAGAAATTAAAAGGTTGACAATAAATCGGTTTGGGTATATAATAGAATCTTAAACAGTAAACAACAGGAGTTTGCAAATGGGTACACGTTCACTTATCGCAGTTGTTCATGGTAATAACTACAAAACAGTTTACTGTCATTGGGATGGCTATTTGTCATACAATGGTCGTATTTTGCAAGAACACTATGATTCACCTAAAGCAAACAACCTTGTTGCATTTGGTAATATCTCTAGTCTCAAACCCAGTATCGGTGAAAAGCATCCCTTCAGTCAATTTGATACTGATATGTCAGCCAAAGAGTTTGAAGAAAAATATAGCAACATGACTACATTCTATGGTCGTGACCGTGATGAAGAAGGTCAAGAGTTTGTCACACATACTAGCAAAGAATCATTGATTGAACATTTCAATGATGGTTGGTGTGAGTTTGCATACATTATGAAAGATAACACCTGGTATGTTATGTTTCAAGGTGATGAGAATTTTTATTTGTTGTCAGAAGAATTAGCCAAAGAAAAAGACACGGTAGAGGTAAAATAATGAAAAAGGTACTAATCACTTTAGCAATGGTAGTCAGTACCTTTGCTCATTCTCAGACATATCCGGCTAATGATCCAATGTGTCGCAACAATCAATTCAACTGTACCTACGAACCTAAGTCTTGGCAGGGTACTGTTGAACTACGGGTAGACGCAAACACAACCGAAATTTGTAACAAATTAATGGGTACAAATGATCCCGGTGTTGTGTCATGCGCTACGCAATACAGCAATTCACGGTGTGTTATACACGTTAAACCTAAAACTTCAATGGCATTAATTGGACATGAGTTCCGTCATTGTAGCGAAGGCGCTTGGCATTAAGGAGTAATCATGTTATATCAATTAGTTATCATTACCAATATGGCAGTAGTGCCCTGGCAGGGTGTCCAGTTTCAGAATTTGGAACAATGCATGAAAGAAAAAAGTAGACTTTCGGCTAGTATGAATACAGAGTGTATGCCCATAATGAGCCAAGAACAGTTGCAAAAAAACCTGCAATCAAGTATAATGATGATTATGAGTGTAATGAAACAACTACCTGAATGAATGTAACACCTACTGATAATGTAGAATTCTTAATTAAGCAAGCACAATCCATAAGGAATGTTGATGCTAGAATACGCCAACACGGTATTGACTTGCATAATCTACATGAAAAAGAAAGAACTAGACGACAGCAATTGGAAAAGAATAGAGAATTGATGATGTTGGATAAACAGTATTATGAAAAAGCCTATGATAAATCCAAGATGATTAAGGGCACAAACGTAGATTTATATATTTGAACTTTCTAACTTAGAAAAGGCAGTGATTGTATGACATGTAAAACAATTTATACAGAGGTTGAAGTTGATGTTGACCTCAGTGATTTTGAAACTGAAGACCTAATTGAAGAATTAGAAAGTCGTGGTGCTGGTTCTGATTATAGTGATGGTAAAGAAATGCTTGAGGCCATATATGAAAAGCGCAGATTAGGCAAAGACTATCAAGTTGAACTAGACCACTTGATTTGGAATGGCTTGGGTAAAGTACTATGATTCGTTTAAATTTTGAGATTGACTATCCTTTCACTAGTACGTCATTCAATCATATTTTTAATTATGTTTGTGGTACGCCCTTCAAACACAAATATTTTGAATTTGAAGTATTTCAAGACTGTGAAAATCTATTGCATTTTAAATTTGATTGGCGTAGAAAAGGTGACCATGCAGGTGTTAAACTAGAGTTAGGTTTGTTTGGATATGAAATCATGTTTTCTTTATATGATAACAGACATTGGGATTATAAAAACAATTGCTGGACAAAAAGTGATTGACAATTTGTGTAGGAGATGATAGAATGATTATTTTAAACAAGGAGAAAGTTATGTTGAGAGGTTTATTTAGAGGTACATTGGACATTTTGTATGATACACATAATAGTGCTAGGATTAAAATGAATAGCCATATTCGCACATTTGACGATAATACAACTGCCCATACGTTTATTAAACAAAGTGTGATTGGTTTTTGGAGAATGCTTTTTGAAATTCTATTGAATTTGTATTTGGTGTTTACACTATCATTGGTTACTGCAATAATTTTATGTGTAGTTATTGTTGCTTGGCCTCTGACGTTTTTGTCTGTTGCTTTTACATCATTGGCAGAAAATATGACTGATGATAGGAGATTTCAGCAACAAATTGACGCGGAGAAAGCCGCACAAGAAGCAGTAAAGATTGAACCTTCTTTGGATACACCTGTGACTAAAGTTAAATCTAAGGTATAATTATGGTAACCATTGTAAAACATGAATGGCATAGTCATGACCGCCAATATGCAATTGAACTTGATGAAAGTTTGTTGAGTGAAATCTATCCTGACTTGGATGAAGATGAGATTGCACAAAAACTAGCAGACATTGAATCCGGTGAAGTTGACTATGAGGAAGTTCTTGACGATGCCTATAATAACGATGTTGAAATTGAATGGGATTTTCAATATGATGATTGTTGGACTGACCGAAAAGGCGGGTATGATGTTACCTATGAATTAGGAGATGAAGATAGTTGGGTTACACCACCGAAAGATCCTGAACCAACTCACAAATGCACCAAGTGTCGTTGGATTGGTCAAAGTTATGGAACTCGCACAGCATACTTACGTGAAGATGGAACTGTAATTGAAGATTATTTTGGTACAGAAGAAGAATCACATAGTACAAAGGATACTTGTCCAATGTGTGATAGTGATACAGAACTAACTGAAGTTGGTCTTAAAGAAAAACAAGAGCGTGATGAACGTGAGGCACGTTGGGCGGCAGAAGAATCGAAAGATGAAGAATAAAGAAGAAATTATCCATGACATGTGTTATACCTATAGACATGATTATGGGTTGCGTAAAACAGACACTGAGCCTCCTTGGACATCAGGTATGACTGAGCAGGATGCCAAAATGCTTTACAAGGTAATGGAACAGATATACAATAACAACATTGAACCTATCATTGAACAGTTAAAAGGGAAAGACAATGCATCTAAAAGAAGTAAATGAAATAACAGAACATAAAATTGTTGGTGGTAGTGACTATCAATGGCATTGTTATCCTGATGCACGTATGTTAGATTATGAAAGTGAATTTGCTTATATCGGTGTGATATACAGTACATCAGACCAAAAAATTTATGAGGTTGATGTAAGTATAAAACCTGATGCATGGGACAAAGAAGATAAAGATATGCGTCCATATCGTTGGTTGAATCCTGATTACAAAGAAGCATACTTTAGTGAATGTAAAAAGCGTGGTATCAAAAAGAACCTTGCATGGGATGATGTTAAGTGGATTGACTTAGAAGTTGCAGAAGATTTCTTAGAGAAGGCTATAGCAATCTTTAATGGTGAATCACATGACACACGTGTTCAAGTTCCTATTGAATTGGAAGATGACGTTATGTTACACTTGTGCATGGAAGCGCATAAACGTGATATTACACTGAACCAAATGGTTGAGAAAGTGTTACGTGAAGTAATAAAAACACATGAATAATTTTTTATATGATACCTTTGAATGGATAAAAAGTGATTACAAAACTAACAAATTTAGATTTTGTGTTGAAGTTGTTGCTTGGGGTATTAGCATTGGGTGTGCTATCACAATGGCTGCGACAGTTCCAAATCCACCTTTACTGGCTATGTATCCTATTTGGGTTGCAGGGTGTGCTATGTATGCTTGGGCTAGTTATACTCGCCGATCGTTTGGTATGCTTGGGAACTATCTATTACTCACCACGATAGATTCAATTGGTTTAATTCGCATGTTAACATAAGGAAAAAAATGTCAAAGAAACATACAGTATATATTGAAGAAGATCCAGAGACCGGTGACTTGATTCTTCCACTACCAGAAGGTATGTGTGATGACTTGGGTTGGGAGATTGGTGATACGCTTAAATTTAAAACACACAAAGACGGGAGTTTTACTTTGACTAAGAAAGAAAAGAAAGACACACAATGGGTACTTGTTGAATGTGTCAGTACATTCCGTGAACGTTATATGGTTGAAGTGCCCGTTGGCATCGACAAGTTTGGTAAAGATAAGGCTGAGTGGGCATTGGATACTGTTACGATGGATGAGGCAAAAGAATTTAGCCAAGAACATATTGGTGAACAAATTATCAGCCATCGTGTTGTGACCAGAGAAGAAGCATTGGCGTTGTGTGATAAAGATAATGATTACTGTAGTTCTTGGGATGAAGAATTAAAAATCAAAAACTTTTTCACAACTTGGGAAGAACAAGAAAATGATGACTGAATGCAATCCAACTAGTGACTGGAAAGACAAAGAGTGGGATAATTTTCGTGATTGGATTGGTAGTGTATTGAAAACTACTGAGGTTCAAGTTACATTCTATAAGAAGGATGGGACCGACCGTATTATGAAATGCACACTAAATCCTGAGGTACTTCCTCCTATTGTCGTAAAAGAAGGTAAGAAGGAACGAAAGATTCCCGAAAACTCTATGGCAGTCTATGACATTGAACTAAAAGAATGGCGTAGCTTTATTATCAAATCTGTAAAACATATCAGTTTCACTATGGATTCCAAAGGTTGACGATAAATAAGGTTTCTGCTATACTTATGGCTATGAAAAAAGAAATCTTAACATTCACCGTTAAACAGCCCAAGCAACGTCATCATATGATGTTGTTCCAAGCTGGCACACCTTTTAAACAAAAAGTAGTACAAGACAAAACCTTGTACAAACGTAAACCCAAACATTGTAAAACACTCGACCTGTAAGGATTCGTAATGAAAAAGACATTGGCGTTGGCTATACTGCTTAGCCTTCTTGTTGGCTGTAGCACCGTTCAAATTGAAACAGAACCTGCAGTAACCAAACAGTTTTTAACACGAACTCCTAGACCAACTGTTATCATTGCACATGGGTGTGATGGTGTAGATAATGTTAGCTATACAAATTGGGCAAAGGAAATCCATTCTTGGGGTTACAATACCGTGGTAGCAGACTCATTTAAAGTCCGACATTTAACGTCCGGTGTATGCGTGAATCCTCCTATTGTTCTTCCCGAAACTAGAGCAAGAGACTTGGTTAAATTGGCTGCTTGGATTAAAACAGAACCCTGGCATCAAGGTAAAATTGCAGTAATTGGGTTCAGTCATGGCGGCAGCACAGTACTGAATATTTCAAATACCAAGCAAGATTTTATAGATGCAACAGTTGCATACTACCCATCCTGTCATAAAAAGTTTAGTAGCATTAATACATACGATCCATATATCCCTACACAGGTACATTTGGCAGGTCGTGATGATTGGACACCGGCAAGTGAATGTGACTACTTACCGAACAAGGACAAACATTTGTATCCTGATGCGACACACGCCTTTGATATGATGATTCCGGATCGTGTATATTTAGGACATCGTATGGCTTACAATAAGAAAGCCGACGTATTAGCAAGACAAAGAACGAAAGAGTTCTTAAGTACTATATTGAAATAATCAAAAGGATAACATATGGACCGATTACTTTGTAAGGATTGTAAGTTTAGTAAGGCTTCTTTTATTGCTAAATTACTACAAAATGAGTACGCATATACCTGTACCCATCGTGATAGTTGGTACACCCCTAAGCCTGACAACGTGCTAGGCCTGGACAGGACCAGTTATTTCCAGTCCTGCAAGACTCAGCGCATGTACGGCGAATCATGCGGTACAGACGCTAATAATTGGTTGCCAAAAGATACTACTAAAGTATTCATGTATTTGCGCCACAAATAGGCAAAAAAAGGTTGACGATAAATGGATTCGGGTATATAATATATCTTGTTCAGTTGATTAAAGGAGTAAACAATGGAACAATTCTCAGCAATTCAACAAGTCAATTCTGCTATCATGTTTGGCAATTTCACTAATGACGAACTGAATAGCATCAATGATGCCGTTAAGTTTGCCCGTGCTACTATCGCCAAGCAAAACAAACGTGAAATGACTGTTGGTACAGTTGTCAAATTTAAAAGTAGCCGCACAGGCATGACAGTGACTGGTACTGTCAAAAAGGTAAACAGAAAGTTTATCCTTGTAAATGAGCAAAAGTCAGGTAGCTTGTTTGGCACGACCTGGAGAGTCCCAGCTAGCATGTTGGAAGTTGCTTAAAAACAACATACCCAAAGTTGACAATAAATGGCTTTGGGTATATAATAGAATCTTAGACAGTAAAGAAAAGGAAACGAAATGACTAAAATCACACTTGATATCACTTATGCTATGTACTCTGATGAAGGTAACATGGCTGTTCACGGTATTGTGACAACTGCTAAAAGTCAAAATCTGTCATGGAAACAGACTTTCAAGGCATTACGTGACTTGGCTGATTCTAATCCTGACATGTTTGGTGAGGCAATGGACACAATGGTTCGTGAATGTGTCTATGATGCGATCGGTGCCGACAAGCGTGGTGAGTGTTTTTATATTTGAGGAACAAACATGACTAAGAAAATCTCCATCAAAGTTTTTGCAGATCCAGGACATGCTTGGGCACGTATTGCAAAGTCCAAGTTGGTGTCACTTGGTATTGCCGACAAAATTAGTACTTACAGTTATCAAAAGGGTGAGAATGCATTCCTGGAAGAGGACTGTGATTTGACTGTATTGGTTAACGCACTCCGTGAGCGTGGCTATGAAATTAAATTCAACGAAAGCCACACTAATCGTCAAAGCAAAATCCGTAGTTATTTTACATACCGGGCTTGACAATAAATCAATTCGGGTATATAATATAATCTTAAACAGTTGATTAAAGGAAACAAAAATGAAAGCACTTAACGCATACATCTCCCA